GCCAAGCTTGGCAACCAGCTGGGGCTGACAGAGGTGCAGGCCAAGACCCTCATGGCCGAGTACCAAGACAAGGTCCCCTTCGTGAAGAAGCTTGCCACGCTGGCCTCGAGCCGGGCGGAGCGGGAGGGGCGCATTCGCACGATCCAAGGTCGGCTCTGCCGCTTTGACCTTTGGGAACCGGCAACCTTCGGCTACAATAAACCCATGAAGTACGACGACGCGCAGCGCGAGTACGGCGGGATGGCCCGGATACGTCGGGCGTTCACCTACAAGGCTTTGAACCGTGTGATCCAAGGCTCGGCTGCAGATCAGAACAAGCTCGCCATGGCAGAATGCTACGAGGAGGGACTGGTCCCGCTCCTCACGGTGCATGACGAACTGTGCTTCAACATCGAGTCCTCTGAACAGGCGGCCCGGGTCACCAAGATCATGGAAGAAGGTCTGTCTCTCAGGGTGCCCAGCAAAGTGGACCAAGAGCTCGGAAGCAACTGGGGAGAGGTTGGATGATACCCGACGTAAGGTGCATCGGGATGAAGGACATGGCCCCTGAGCAGCTTGTGGCGCTGCTCAAGGTTCTGAACCATGCCCTTGTCCTAGCGGATGAATCCGGGGACCCGGACATCTTTGACGAGGTCTTCGAGGACGCCAACGATATGGTGATCCTCTTCGGGGCAACAGGCATCAAGGTAGGACTTCAGGTGACACTTGAAGACTAGCCCCCAAGGCGTTGAGCTATCTCAGCATTCGCCATCTGTGATGCAAGGTCACCGCCGAGCAAGCTCGGAGACAAGGAGGCCCTATTCGTCGGCGCTATCGGCAGTTGTGGGGCCGAAGGTGCTGGCGCTGGAGCGATTACGGGGGGCGGCGTTGCCGCCCCTTGGCGTTGAGGCAGAAGGTCCTCGAACATGTTGGCTGGTGCCGGAGCCTGCGCCGGTGCCGAAGGAATAAGGTCCCCGAACGGATTGGCCGAAGGAACGGGGGCGGCTCTCGGGGTAGCCTGAGCCGGAGTTTCCGGGATGAGTTCCTGCCGCATGCGGTCACGAGACATGCGCATGAACTCACGGAACGGGATGTCCGAGGTCGGAGTGGTGCGGCTGATCCGGTCGGTCTTCTCCTGCATCCGGATGTCTTCCAGAAGTTCAGAGCTTGCCTGCCCGGGGTAGAACTGCCCGCGCATGATCGTGTTGACTTCGTCGCTGCCGAGCTTGGCTTCTTTGACCAGCTGCCTGCGAATCTCTTTGTCCGACAGGCCCAAGGTCCGCGCAGCTTGGATGTCCCCGTAGAGCTTCGTCTGCTCCCGGTAGAGGTTGTCCAGATACTGCGACCACGCCGAGGTCATCTCTTCTGCAGTCCGGTCCGGGGCCCGGATGATCCGGGTGGCCGAGGTCTTGGTCTCCTGACGACGGGGGCTGTACTCCTTGCCCGCGAACTGGAAGTCGCGGCGGAGGTTCAACTCCATCGGCGTGAAACCCGTCACGAGCCGTGCAAACTCCGTGGGCAGGCTGAACTCTTCGCCCTGCGGACCGGGGGTGTCGGTCATGGCGCGGGTGATCCGGCCCGGACGGAGGTCCCCGCCCCGAACCTCAAGAATCTCCCGGGCGTACCCCGGGATGTAGGTTGCCATCAGGTGGTTGATCGAGCTCAGGGCCTTGTCCGAGAGGGTGTCCGTGTCGTTGTACACCCGGGACCCTGTCAGGGTTACGCCGCCACGACCAAGGAGCTCGCGGGGCAGCACGTCTAGGATGCGCTCAGAGCTCATGGACTGGGACGCGAAGGGGTCGGCGTACGAGGTGACGCTCGCCCAGACCCCGGAGGAAATCTTGCTGAGCTCGTCCTTGCCCAGACGCTCGCCCTCGTTGTAGGCCCGGAGGCCCGCCACGGCGGGGTCAACGGCGAAGGCGTAGGGCAGGGTATAACTCAAGTTTATGTACTCGAGTTTCCCCTTCTGGTCGTTCTGCGTGACGACGATATCGTTGCCTGCGAAGAAAGACGGGAGCTCCGCGTACATGGCTTCCATCTGTTCCGGCGTCGTCCCGGTAGCTGCCATCGAAGCGCGGACCGCGGCCTTTGGAATGATGCCCGCCACGGCGATGTAGGCTGTCAGGCGCTGCGCACCTTGGGCCCGAATCGAGCGCTCGAAGGCCACGGCGGTCTCTTCCCCGAGGCGCTTGCGGACAACGTCTGACAGGGTGAAGGACATCTCCTTCAGCCCCCGGTCCATGATGTTGATCGAGTTTCGGATGTTTTCCGAGGCGAAGGACATGAAGTTACCGAAGAGTGGGAACTTGTCCAACCCCCGAACGGCAAGACCGACCCGGCTGTATATCGGGAACATATCCTTGACGGCGTCAGCGGAGATCACCTCGATGGGGGTTAGCTCTGGGCTCGCCATGCTCGAGAGGCGCTTGGCCAGACCGGCAGCCTGCATGTCCTCGAGGATGCCCATGACTGGGCGATTGAGCCCCGCGTCGGCGAAGGCCTTCATGAGCTTGTTCTGCTCAGAGACAACGGCCACGCCTTTGAAGAACGAGTCGGAGCCTGAGTAGACCCGTTCGAACGCGCTCAGGAAAGGCACCCAGCCTTCGGCCTTGGTGATCATGTTACGGAGCTTGCCAGAGTAGGCGAGGTCTGCCCCGGCGTCCTTGTACTCCTGCAGCGCCTTGACGACGAGACTGCTCTCGGTCACGCCCGACAGGCTGATGACCTTGGACAAACGCTCCAGACCCTGCTCGTTCAAACCCTCGACGTTGGTGGTGAAAAGCTTGAACAGGTCGAAGATTTCCGTCGAGCGCCCAAGGTTCGCGGTCGCCGCAAGCGAGAAAGTATTGCCCATGATGTTGCGGACTTGGCTCTCCGGGTTTGGAACGATGGTCATCTTCTGGGACAGACCGCGCATCTGGGTCAGAATGGACAGCACTTCGTCCACGCCTGTGATCCCGATCCGAAGCGGAGCGGTCAGGGCCTGATAGGTTTCGGGGGAGACGTAGAGCCCTGTCAGTTCTCCATAGGAACCGGTGAACACGTCCGCCAGATTGTCTGCCTCTCCAAGCCTGACGTACCCGCTCTGTACGAGCTCGTCGGTGTAGCTCTGGATGACGTCGGAAACCTCGATGCCGCCCGCAATCTCCGCCGGGATGCCGCCCATTGCATCAGGGACAGTAGTCTGGACACGGAGCTCCCGAGCCTTCTGCAGGAACGGGGACATGTCGAACTCCGCCGGGTTCATCGGGTCGGGGACCCGAACGAACAGGGGCTTCTTCCCTTGGCTAAGCGCGGGGACGGCGTCTGCCAGAGAGGAGACGATGCCCGACCGGGACATGTTCTGGTAGAAGTTCAGGGCCTCGGTGGTCTTGGCCATGTCCCCGATGGTCTGATAGTACAGCTGTTGCGGATCGGTCACTTCGCCGAGGAGCTCGCGCAGCTTGGGCGACGTATCGAGAATGGCCTCACGCGGGGTCAGCAGGGTAGGGGTGAGCTTCAGCTTCGGCATGTCCTTGGCGAACAGGCCGCCCTGCGGGTTGAGGCGCTGCTCCTTGAGGCTGCCCACCAGTTTCTTGATAGCAGAGGCGGGGCTCAGGCCATTATTGATCGCGCCGAGGCCGATGTACTGGTTGACCTTGTAGCGGGCCAAGGCCAGCGACTCCGGGCTATCCCAAGTCTCCCGGCTCACGTTCTGTGAGACCTCTCGGACGGCAGCCTCGTAAAGCTGCTTATCCTTCCCCGCGAGGTCGAGGTTCTTGTAGTATTCGAACGGGTCTTTGTGCACGGCAAAGGACCGGCGCAGGAAACCCTGCTCTGACTCTTGGTGCTCCTTCATGACCTTGAGCGCCGCTTCCAGCTTAGTTGCCCGGTCCGTCCCCGGCAGCGCCGCGTCAAGCTCCCGCTCCACCGACTCGACGAATTGGGACCGGACCTTGTTGGCGGTTTCCAACAGTCGGTCTGCCGAAGCGGCCACCTTGGGGCCGTACTTCTCGGGCCGGGGGCCAGCGCCCGTGAGGTAGTTGAACAGGTCTCGCTCCGCCTGCCGGGCGGTTTCTTTGCCTTTGCCGAAGAGACGCATCCATCCGATGGTTTCGTTCAGGTTTTTCCGGTACTCATCGTACGCCCGAATGCCCCCGGACTCGGTTGCGTCAATCCGGGCCCGGGCGTCCATCATCTCTTCGAAGACCCGTGGGTCAGCGCCCCCTGACGGGGTGAGGTACTTGGTTGCCACGCGGCCCACGGCCTTGGCCCCCGGGATGGCGCTCACGCCCGTTCCGATGAGGTCGAACCCAGTGCGGATGCCGCGCGCGGTGGCGGCTCCAGCCTGCGTCCGGCCCGCGGCCCCGACCCCGGCACCGAGGCCGACCAAGGCTGTGTCAAAGGCACCGCTCATCAACCCGCCCTCAACCCCTGACCGGAGTTTATTGCGGATGCGGCGGAGAGCTTCCTCACGCCCCGTTAGCCCGGTATCGGCCTCTGTCTTTAGGGGACCGCTAATATCAAACGTATCAGACAGGGTCGTGCGACCATCCGGGGTGAGGATCGCTTCGGCCCCCGCGCTCGCCGCGGCAGTGGTTCCAATTAATTTTGCTCTGTTCCCAAGAAGAGCCTGCCCAGTGGCCGTCTTGCCGAAGTTTTCTGCGGAACGGAGAAAGCGGCTCGTAGATGGAAGCAATGCTTTCCCTGTTTTGGCAGCTTTTGCGGCTTTATCCGCCCTGCCCAGCCAGCCAACGAGAGGTATGAGCGTGACGCCAAAGGAGGTGACGTCGGCAAGGAAGTCCCCAGCAGCTGTCTCGGGCTTTATCCCGGAAGTTGCCGCATTAAAAAAATCTGTAACAGGGCGAGAGGTGCTTGTGCCCAACGCAAGGTCTAGCGCTGCCGCTCCTGTTTCGGTTAGGCCTTGAACAACACCTGTCGCCCCAGTGAGTAGACCACGACCGAGCTCCTCTCCGGCGGCAAGACCTTCCCCCAGAAGAGTCTGTTTCTCTTTGGGGACAAGGTCAGCGAACGGGTTCGGTGCGGCGGCTGCGGGAGCTTCAGGTACGAGGTCGTCAAACACACCCATCAGAGGCTCCCTGTATCAATCCCCAAGCTTTCGAGCCGCTCGCGGACAGCTGCTTCGTCTGCTCCTGCAGCAATAGCAGCCCGGGCCTGATTAAGCACGTCTTCTCCAGCAGGGTTAGCTGCGGCAGGCGGAGGTGCGGCGGATGCCCCAGACATCCCCTCAAAAGGAGAACCCGCCAGCTGGTCCGGCGTGTAGCTCCGCTGGATCAGCGCGGTGGCAACCTGCTCGGCGTAGTCCTGCCGCGACATGCCCTCAGGGATGTCGAGGTCAAACTCCCCGGCGTTCATGACGGCTTGATAGGCGTCTTGGAACGCGTCGACAGGATTGCGGTAGTCGCGGGATACCGCGCCATCGATGCCGCTCGCCCGCTTGTTGGCCTCCGCAGTCCGGGCCTGAATCTCCGCCAGCTGCAGCGCCCGGGTATCCCCAAGCCGCCGCTCCTCGGTGGCCTTCGCACCCTCGAGGCCAACGAGAAGGCCCTTCGAGATATTCTCTGTCGCCCGGGCCGAGGTCCCCGCACCGATGGCAGCCCCGATGATGCCCCGGTTGAGGTTGTCGATGTTCTTCTCGAACGCCGCCGGGTCGCCCGTCAGGTTTTGGTAGATGCGGGCAAGGTCAACCTGCGTATCTCCAGTGGGCTCCACGCCCTTCGTGGCTGCCGTGTTGATGATCTCTGCCGCGATGACTTCCGGGTCTTCGGTATCAAGGCGGGGCAGAAGGCCTTCAGCCTTGTCCAGAACGTCAGCTTGGATGGCGTCGGCAGGAGTTGCGTCCAGCGTGGGGTCCGCGGCTGCGGCTGCGGCTGCGTCCGCCGTATCCTGTTCGGACTTCAGGGAATAGCCCATGGCCATCCCGCCCGCAGCAAAGCCCTGCGGCTGCACCGAACTCGGAACCTGCGGCGGCATGTAGGCCGGGTCCTGCATCATGGGTTGCTGCGGCATCATCTGTGGCAGCGGTTGAGGCTGCATGGGCATCGGCTGCTGCATCATACCCATGGGTTGTTGCATGGGCATAGGCTGTTGCATCATTGGCATCTGCGGCTGCTGCATGGGCATGGCCATAGTACCAAGGCCCGCGGGCCGCGGAGCTTGGTCCGCCGTACGGAGGGCCTCGCGCATGAGCTCCTCGGAACTCGACATGATGCCACCGAGCTTGCGGAGTTCGTCCCGAGCGGGAGCTTGGCGGAAGAGCTTGCGGTTGTAGACGCCTGACATGTTATGCTCCACCCCTGTTCAAGAGCGACCCCAGCCCACCGTACTGTTGCTGGTAGGCGTTGAGCCCCATGGCGGTGCCCAGAGTGGACGAGATCGGGCTCGGCGTTGGCACGCTGGCCACGCTGAGCGTCGAGGACGAGGAGGGCACGCCCTGCAGGATGTCCGACATGTAGGAGAAGCGCTGGAACGGCTCGTATGCAGCCTCGATGCCCGCCGCACGCTGCACGTCGTACTCCGCCTGCCGCTGCCCCTGCTCCATCTGGCCAAGTGACAGCAAGGAGCTTACATCCCGTCCCGCCGCGCCCTGCGCCGCTTCGCCCAGCGCGCCCTGCGCAGTGCCGAGGCCTTGGAACAGCTGGCCCGCATTCTGTCCACGGGTCATGGCGTTCTCGAACACGCCCTGCGCCTGCTGTTGCGCACCGGTGTAGGCGGCAGAGCGAAGCTCCGCGCCCATCCGAGCCTGCCGGTCCTGCGTTGCCCGGGCAAGCTCCTGCTCCGCCACGGCCTGACGCGAACCACCGAAGGCCCCGCCCTGCACGGCGGCATCTCCGATGCGGTTGCGCTCAATGTCTGACTGCCGGTTGATATCCCGCGTGGTGGTGTCGATAACCTGCTCAACGAAGGGGTCGTAGTAGGGCTTGTACATCGACGGATCGTACTGGCCCAAGGAGCCCTGAACGGAGGCCACGCCCTTGCCAAGGGTTTGTTCGCTGGCTTGAAGCATCGGGCCATAGGCCCCAATGCCCTGCACGCCAAGCTCGATACCGCGCTTCTGGAGGTCGGTGAGCGGGACAACGTCAGGCTTGGGCACGCCGCCCTGCACCTGTTGGATGGGCATCCCGCGCATGTCGAGACGCGGCTGCCCCGTGGCAGGGTCGATCTCGTACACAGGCTTGCCCTGCGCGTCCACGACAGGCTTCCCCATGAGGGGGGACGTCGCGGCGATGCCCGCAGGCTTACCTGTGGCAGGGTCGATCCGGTAGATGTTGGAGAGTAGGTCTTTTTGGAACCTCTCCTGATACTCAGGGAGTAAGGTTATGCTCTCTTGGCGAAGGGTCTGGTCAACCATTATGCTCTCCGCTCAAACTGGTTCATCATGCGGTACATCTCGGCGGCACCCTGCGCACGGTCCCCGTTCCCCGCACCGCGGACAGCCTTGTTGGTCATCACGAACTCTCCGTCGGAGAGCCGAGCTTCGCGGACCGGGCCACCGTTCTGATAAATCTTTGCCGGGATGGAATCGCTCTGCCCGGTCCCCGGACCGCTGATGAAGCCGCCCTTTGCGTAGCCGAGGTTGTAATCGAAGGCTGGGGTGCCCTGATAGTCGGGCAGGCGCTCGCCGGTCTGCAGCTGCCGATCTTGTTCCGGGGTTGTAAGAGTGACGTTCTTTGGTTCGGTAAGCTTGAGCAGCGCGGCCATACCCAGCGGGCTGGTCAGAAGGTTCATGATCCCGCCCATGGGGCCCTGTTGCTGCCCCCCGGCCTGTTGGCCCGCGGGCATGGGACCTTGGTCACCGGCGAAGTTCATCTGCCCACCGCCGCCGCCGAACATTTGGGAGATGGCGTCTTGCGGGGTTCCGCCGGAGCCGAGCACGTTCATCAGCGCCCCGCCCGCCCCGCCCAGTTTGCCGGACAGGAACGAGCCTGCGCCAGCCTTCAGTGCCGACCCGACAGAGCCGCCGCTGATCAGGTTTCCGATGCCCGCCCCAATCGCTGCGCCCGCCGGTCCACCGAAAGCCATGCCCACGAGGCTGGCGATCCCCGAAAGAAGGCCGCCCTTCTTCCCGTCGCCACCGCCACCGCCACCGCCGCCAGCAAAAGGAGTACCCTCCCAAGAGCTAGGGCCACCGCTTTTCCCAGCACCGCCACCATCGAACATGTCGGCAACGCTGTCGAATCCAAGAATTGGCATGGGAAGGCCCTTTTACAGCTATTTCCGTACCCTATCAAATCACCAGCATTGGAGCAAGTTACAGCTGCACCTGAGTAACCACGGTGATAATCGAGGGCGCGGTCGGTGCAAAGCCGCTCGCGGCCACCGCGTCCAGCCTGACGTTCGTACTATCCGCCGCCCACATGATCTGGATGTAGTCAGAAGCCTGCAGCGATAGGTCGTAGGAGGTTGCGAGGGTGCTATACGCATTGCTCTCCCGCTTCGTAAGCGCGCGAGTCGTGTCCGGAACCGCAGTGCCGTTCTTGGCAAGCCAGAAAAAGACATTTTTGGCGCTGGCGCTGGTTGACGTTAGCTGGGCGGACACGGCAATGTGGTAGAACCCAGAGTCGGCAACCACAATGCGCGAGGCCGGAGAGCCAAGGGTAACCCCGTTGGAAATCTCCGTCGTGGTGTACGTGATCGGAGTTGCCGTGTTGGTAGCTGCAAGGGTCTGGTCCGCAGTCGAAGAGAACGTCCCATAGTTCAGGCCGATAGGGACGGTCGGGCGGACCATGATCTCGCCATCTGTGGCGCTTACCGTGAGGACTGCAGCGACGACCACAACGCTGGCGGGGGCGGTCGGGCGGACCTTGGTGAAAGCCCCGGCAACGGTGGGGGAGGCGTAGAGAATATCCCCCGCAACCCATGTTTGCCCAACAGGGGCACCGGTGGTGTTGAGGCTGCGTACCTTTCCGTAGACGGTTACCGGTCCGACGGCTTGGTCAACCATGTCGAAGGTTGTGACGCCGATGAAGTAGACCTCGAGTGCCGCACCGTCTGCAAGGTAGGGTGCCGTGTCAATCTCGCCGTTCACACCGGAGAAACCGACGACAGTTCCGGTCGGAATAGTCACGCCCGTACCGTTGCGGCACCGCATGTAGGTCTCGAACCCAATTTGCTGCGTCACCCCGTGGAGGTGCGTCAGGTCTATGGTGTCCTCGGCAGTGTTGTAGGAGAGCTCCCCGGCGGGAATTTTCGCGCCGGAGGGGTTGAGAGTAAGCGTTGTGGCCCGCTCCGGACCCGGGTTGTTGACCTGTTGTGCGAATACAGAAAACGCCCGCACAACCTGAGCCATATAGTTCCGGTTGTACTCGGCGGGAGGTGCAGGGAAGTATGGTACTGGGTTGTTAGATGACATGGTGCGTTACTTCCTGCCATCAGGTCTGACATCGAGCCTTGGGTCTCCGATACGCCACGAGGTGCCCAGTGAGTTTGACTCCACCCGAATAGACATGGACCGCCCGCGCAGGCGGATGAATACCTGATCTGTATATTGTTCTACCGGGATAGCCGTCGTCTTGGTTACAGTGTTGGCATAGTTGCTAGCGAAGGCGTCCCCCGGAAAATTCCGGGCCTTCATGGTAAACGTAGCCGAGGGGAACGGCGTCGTAGAGTTCCGGAACGTCAGGTCAGGGATAACCCGCGTGGCGAACATGAACTGATCGCCATCCCCCATATCGACGACGCTGGACTCGATGTACGCAGGAAGTGGCACCGGGGGGTTCTGGCTACCGTCATCAAGACCGACTTCTTGGTAGTAGATGTATCCGTCAGGCGATGCAGCGATAGGATACGCGAGGACGCCTCTATCTACCCAAGCCGTGCGAGGCATTCCGCCATAGTACCAGACGCGCTGCTCGTAGTTGTACACTACGTAGCGATTGTTCTCATCGCTGCCTGTCGATGGGTACAACCACCAGACTTCAGAAAACGAACTGCAGTGACCGGAGTACACCTTAAGTCCCTGCTCGATGTTAAGGCCGCTAAATACGTATTCCTTAACGTCGCACGGGATTTGCGCGACCGCGCCGTCGTACACGTAAAACTCGTTTTTACCCATCCAGAAGACTTGGTCTCCGACAGCCACCATAGCATTAGGGCTTATGATAGAGATAGACGACGACACCTCTTGAATGCCGAAGGTAAAAGGGCTGCCGAGGTACTGCATCGCGTGCACGGAAATGTCCGTAAACACCACGACCTGCTGTTTGGTCTGGATTGCACCGACGATCTCAGACCCGGTACTGATGCGGAGTTCTCCAGCGGTTGTCGTTGTCGTAGCGGCCCACTCGGCAGCGTTCTCTTGATCAGAGAACCGGATGGTCAGCGGGTCTTGCACGCCGGGGGTAGCCTGCGGGTCACAGCCGAAGGCGATGACGTGCCGGTCACGCTCGGAGACAATAACGGACTTGGCTACAGTTGGGGTCGAATTTGCCCCCGGCAGGGTGTTTAGGGGGACGGCCCGGGAGTTAAGACCCAAGCTTACATCCCAGTAGTAGATACCCCCGTCGTGTATGCACATCACGAGGTCTTCGCCGAAGTTGTCGTGGGACCAGATGCGCAACTGTGCGCCGGGAATTGTAGTAGTAGACCCGGAACCCCATGTCCCTCGGGACCAAGGACCAGACCCCCAACCGGTACCGAACACCGACGTGTCGAGACCTGTGTTGATCTGGTAGGTTCCGACGACTGATGCACCGCCGGTACCTACGTCAGAAGCGTTCGCGGTGACGCTCATGGTGACTTGATAGGTGTTTGCATCGACGATGTTCGTCACTTGGTACTCTCGGTTGAGCACAGTCGCAGTGACAAGCCCCCCGAGGCTGGCGGCTCCCGAGAACGTAACGAAGTCGTCTAAAAATACCCCGTTAGATGTATCCGTGACGGTAAGCACGGTGGAGCCATTTGTAGCGGCGAACGTCACGGCCCCCGCAGCAGTAACCTCACGGATAGGGGTAATGTCGTTGAGCCCACCCCCACGTGCAACATAGTACTTCAGGTTGGTGCCGATCCCAGTATAGATCGTCCCGTCGAGCGCTACCCATGTCATGAGGGCCCGGCAGGTGCCTAGTGTGGTAGTGCTAGTATACCTAGACCAGCCACCGATAGTCTCGGGCTTACCTGCACGGAACCTAACCAAATTGCTGTCATACCATCCGCCCTCGTTTGCGTAGGCAGTCGTCTCCCGGTTTATCCCGGGACGGAACACGAGCTTGGTCAGCGGCATGGCGATCTCCTATGGCGGGGAGTATACATCACTTGGCAAGCGCCGCCACTTGCTCGTTGTGCGTCACTATCTGGCGGAGCAGTGGCTCGTCGTATTCGGCGAGCCAGTCTATCGTGGCCTCCCCGCCAAACAGCATGGGCCGAGCAATATCCCCGTAGCTACTTGCTGGGGGTACGCAACCACTGACGAGCACGAGACTTGAGAGTATCGCGGTCCAAAGCCTCAACTTCATTCTCGATCTCCTCTGCCTTGCGTATGGTGGCAAGCGTGTCTTCGGCGGCTTCCGCTTCTGCACGCTTCCGACCGTTCCGCGCGGCCAGCCAGACAACCGCCACGATCAAGAGTGCGGTAAGGGCCAAGACCTCAAGCATCACACTTTCTTTTTGGAGTAGATCGACCAGACAGCAACCGCGAGCGTGGTGACAGCGCCACCAACGGTCAGCATGGTCTCAGCGTCGATCAGACCCTGACCAACAAAGTAACCGCCTGCAGCGGCGACCAGAGCGCGGACGATGCCGCCAACTTGTTCCTGTGTCATCGTATCGTTCCTCTCAGTTTCCCGGGTAAACCGCCCGGTTCAGTTCGAAGTGAGGGTAGTCTTTGAACTTCCGCCAGTCGCCGCCGTAGGTGATGGCGACCTTCTCTTCGGCGGCAGCCTTCTTGATGGCGTCAGCAATTCCGAGCATCAGCCGCACGTTCGACATTTCCTCGAAAGATACCTTACCATCGTTGTTGATGTCCACCAAGGCGTAGAAGTCGAAGGCGTGGCCGTAGCCATCAGCTTGCTTGAGATGCCTGCTCTTCAGCGTCTTGGTCGCGCCGATGCGCAGGAGCTCCTTCTGCCGCTCAAGGGTACGAAGCCCTTCGGTCACGACGAACATGGTAGGCGAGGTCTGCAGCGCGCGGTTCAGGACGAGGATCAAGTCTGGGTGCAGCCCCTTCATGTTGTCTAGGCTGCGCTGCGTCCAGCTTCTCATGGTTGCTCACCGAATATCTTGACGATGAAGGCCAGACCGGCACCGAGGACGAGCCAGAACACCTTGTCGAACAGACCGAAGACGACGGCGTTCTTGGTTGACCCGCTCTCGATTTCCGCCACTCGCTCGTCCATCGCGGTCTGGCGGATGTCGAAGGTATCCATGCGCTTGAACAGCGTCACCATGCGCTCCTCGATCCGGGCCATCGCGGTGACGACCTTGGTAAGCTCGTCGATCTTGTCGCCAAGCTTGTCGATGTGTTTCTCTACACGCTCGAGTCGGGGGTCTTCGGCCATACTACTCGCCCTGCGTAACGATAGCGCCCGCCGCAATGGCGTCTTGCACCACAGCGTAAAAGCGCGAGGCGGGCGTGATATTAAACCACACAATGCCGTCTATGGTGGCGGTGTAGGTGGTTGGTGCGGTCTGGATGATGTCAGTGGTCATGTCGGCCCTCATATTTCTGCGTCACAGCCGAAGGCCACGCCGTTTGCGCCAGACGAATTGTTGATCTGGACAATGCGATTTGCATCTCCCTGCCAAGTAGAGCCTGCCAGCCCACCAGCTACGACGGTCAACGTGGGGATGGCGCGCTTAGTAACGGCGAAGCTGTACCCGTTGACGTAAGAGCCATTTATCGCTGCCGTGGCACTAACCACCTCATAATACCGCTGGCACAGCGCCGTCTCGGTTCCGGGATCACGCGGACGGTAGAGAGCCGCGTCTGTCGCTGCCCAAGTACCGACACGAATATGGACGCCCCAAAGGTCCACGCCAATGGTTTGAAGGCCCAAGCTGTTCGTGCGCGCGTTGAAGTCTGAGCCAGCCGAAGTCCAAAAGTTCAGAGCGAGGTAATCATTATTGTCAGTTCCAAGTGTTTTTCCAGAAACAGATGGAACAGCCAACACAATAGCGAATGGCGCCCACGACCCTGTGAGAGTAACAGTTGTTGGGGAAATGGCCGTCACGGCAGCGGATGGCGACCCGCCCGTGCCAAACGATTGAGCGGCTTCAACGGCCATGTTGCCCGTGCCAGACGAACGCTGCGCCCAGCCAAGCACGGTGACGGTCTGGCCAGCGTAGGTCCGCACGCCCTCGATACGCTGGATGGTACTGGCCAAATGTGAAGCAAGCGTCTGCCCGCTGACAGCTTGGCGGAGATAGAAGACAGGTTGCGTGGACCCAAGCGCATCCCCCACGGCGAAAGCCTGCCGGGACTGCGTGACGGTGCCGCCAGATAGGTTGTTGATCCAGCGGTCAGCACCAAACTGTACGATGGTGAAGCTCGTCCCCCGCTGCCACACCCCGAAGTCGCCGTTGATGATCCGGTTTTCGGCGTTCATGTCGGCGCTGGCTGTATTGATCTGGCTGGTGGTGCGCACCACCCCGTCAAGGATATTGAGTTCGGCAGCAGTTGCGGTAATCCCGAAGTTAGTCAGGGCGCCAGCCGCAGTGGAGGCACCTGTACCGCCATCGGCGACAGCTAAGTCCGTAATACCTGAAATCGTTCCGCCCGTGATAGCCACGGCGCTGGCCGCTTGGGTGGCTATCGTGCCCAGCCCAAGGTTTGTACGAGCGTCAGCTGCAGTAGAGGCACCTGTGCCGCCATCAGCGACAGCTAAGTCCGTAATGCCAGAGACAGACCCGCCCGTGATAGCCACGGCGCTGGCCGCTTGGGTGGCTATCGTGCCCAGCCCAAGGTTTGTACGAGCGTCAGCTGCAGTAGAGGCACCTGTGCCGCCATCAGCGACAGCCAAGTCCGTGATTCCGGAGATAGTCCCGCCCGTGATGTTCGGGCTGCTCATGGCGAGATGGTCGGCAATGTTCACTACCGCAGAGCCTGCACCGACGCCGTTTGAGTAGATGATCGCGCTATCCCCGGCCAGCAGCGTGTAGTTCCCGCCGGAGCCTTGGGTGAAAATCACGCTCTGCGCGGTGGTGTTCCGCACGTAGTAGATTTTCTGGGCATCGTTGGGGGAGATAGTGATCGTGTGGGTGCCAGACGGCGTACCCGTGAGCACCAAGAGCTTGTACTGCCCGTTGGACAGGATACCGTCCGAAGTGGTCAGGGTAGATGAGGTACCTGACAGAGATAACGACAGAACTCCGTTGATCGCACGATCAAGGATATCGCTATTCGTGTTTACAAGCCCGCCCCAAGTGCCGTCTTCTTCGCCGTTGGCGGGCAGCACGATACCAAGATTGGAGGTGTATGTTCTGGGCATGGCCTATAACCTCGTGGTTCGCCTCGGCCTGTAAAAGACCTGCGCCAGAATAACCCTAATTTCAACTCCCGACAACCTATCTACGCGGGTGGCCTAGAGGATTCGAATGAGCGCCGTGCTCGCGGCGGCCAAGGGAAGCATGACCGTGAAGTTCCCGGCGGTGACCGTAACGTCGAACCCGAAGTCCAGCACCGCCACGGCAGGGTTAGTGTAGGTGTGCGCCGGGGTGGAGTTGTAGATCAGCGCTCCGCGGGCCGTGATCGTCGCGCCCGTGAACGTGAGGTCCTCGAAGTCCGTGAAGGCTGCCGTGCCAAAGGTTGTGGGGTCGATTCTAACCAAGGTCCCCCCGCCCGCCGCATAGTTCCCAGAAGCGGGGACCTCGTTGACGGAAGTGTACGCCGTCGTGCTGGCGTCGAAGCTGGCAAGGTCTGTGTACAGGGCAAGCTTGAAGGTGTCCCCACCAGTGACGCGGAAGTCATGCACCCCCTCGAGGAGTTGCTTCTTGAAGGACGTGCACAGGTAGTTCCCGGTGAAAGCCATCGCCCCTTACTCCTTGCTTCGGACGACGACGCCCGTGCGGTACTCTTCCGTCGGCTCTTTCGCCTCGCCCAGAATCTTCAGGCCCACAACCGACTCCTGATACCTCTTGTCGTACATTTGCTGCATGTCCGGGTCGCCCTTGAGGAAGATATACGCCTCGACAAGGGTGGCATAGAGGAGCGTGAGTTCGGCGTTCTCGCTGAGCCAAGTCGTTCCAGACGGCGCGCCTGCAGTAAGGCTGGCGGGGCGGTACAGGTAGTTTAGCTCGGTGACGTAGTTACTGTTGGGCGTTGGCCCAAGGATGAAGCTTCCCACGTTGAACCGGGCATAGTACTTCGGCTCCCCCGTGGTGGCAGGGTTGGGGTTGTACGTCTGGATGAAGTCGATGTCCTTGAGCAGCAAGAAAGTCTTGTTGCCCGTGGCGTCGGTAAAGTTGAACGAGTTCTGCGACAGGAAGTCCGAGGGCAGGGTGAAGACCGGGTTTCCCGAGGTCATCGCACCGGTGGCGCTCTTGCGGAAGAAGTTCAGCTGGACGGTCTTGAGAATGCGCTCCTCGGCCATTCGGATGAACAGCGGGATGTTGGCAACGAAGGTTGTCTCCTGCGTCTCCAAGAAGTCTTGGGCAGCCTGCTGGAGATCGGCATAGGTCATCGTCATGTTGTCACCACGGTTACTTGGCCAACCAACCCATACATCGGACCGGCAAGATTTGGCAGGGTTGGAAATACCCAGTCGCCTGCGTTCACGAAGACATGCCCGCTCTGCGGGTCAGGCCTAGGATTCCGGAGCGCCTGAGGGTCGGGGTAGGCCCGCGGCGGCTTGAGTTGCGGGTGCTTGATCTCGAACTCGTCGGGCCCGACCAGCGAGCCAGTCCACTCCTTGCGCATCTCGCGCAGGCGGTAGCGCCGCCCGGATCGATCCGAGATGCCCCAAGCCTTTTCGCCCTTTGCGTACATAGGTCCGGGCTCCGCGCTACTGGATGCTTGGCACGAGCTTCAAGGACACCCGGTCGATGTCCTCGTCCGCCGCGCGTTGGAATTCTTCGTCGTAGACGGACTTCAGGATTCCCAGCCGCTCCGGAGCTCGCTTCATGGCCATGTAGTAGGCCAGCCCGGCAACCATGCAGGGCAGGAAGCGGAAGGGGATTTCCGTCGTGTTGGTCAGGGCGTCCGCGTCCTGCATGCGACGAATGTAGTAGTACCGCAGGACGTCCGACGAGCTATCCGGGGTGGCCCAGAGGTACAGCGTCGGGGTGATGGTCCGCTCAAGATAGAACTGGCTCGGGCGGCCCGTCGTGGTTTTGTTGGGCAGGGTGAAGTACTCTGTCCGGCTAATCCGTTCGACCTCGTAGTCCGTACCCTGACTGCGGACCACGATGTCGAGGATGTCCACGACGTCGTTGGCCAAGACGTAGGAGGCGTCCCCGGCGACCAGCGGGATGTTGGCCTCGGCCACGGTCCAGAGGTTCAGGCCACGGTTGGCCCAGTCCGCCAGCATCAGGTTCAGGGACCGCCGGGCCGTGCGTGCGTCGTAGCCCGTGCGGACCTCAAGCCCGCAGCGCTCATACGCTTCCTCGATGATCTCTGCGACGTCGAGGTTGAAGTCGCGCGAACCGGATGTGGTCATTGGTTACTTCTTTCCTTTGGCCGTCTTGGCCGACTGCCGGTCCCGGGCTTCCGCATCTTCTCGTCGGAACCGGCAGCAATGCGCTTCTGCTTGGCGTTGATGCTAGCATAAAGGCCGGGCTTTGCCATCTTCTTCCCTCCGAGCGTCATGATCTGTTTCGGCGTGCTGGCGCGGTTCATGTCAGCAGTTCCATGCTTTGAGCGACAGGGCCTTCCGGGTAGGTTTGCCCTTCTCGTCTTTCATCGGACCGGGCATCCCGGACATGCGGGCACAAAAGGACTTGCGCCGTCCGGCATCCTTCTTGGTCTTCGGGTTCGGCGCTGGCGGCTTCAGGTTCATGCCCTGCGCTTTGGCGGACGCCCGGCCCTTGGCGTTGAGCCCACCCTTCGGGTCCTTGCCCTCTTTGCGAGTCCACGCCGGGGTCTTAGCCATCGACAGGCACCTCAACCGGAGTCAGGCCCATGAGGCCCAGCGCCGCAATAGCGTCGGGCCCGCTGAGCGCCGTCAGGTTTGTCGGGATCGCCGGAACGGGGTCCGTGCTGAACATCAGCACTGCCTGAGCGGCCTCGGCAGCGGGCATGTCGATCACTTCGTCAACGTCCCAAGCGGGGCGGACGAGAGGCTGCGAGGCGCTCTCTACCCATGCGTCCGAGGCTTCCCATGACGCGGCAGCGTACAGATTACCGCCGCTGTCTTGCCAGTTGAGACCCGTGTACGTCAGGTTGTCCGCCACGCTGTATGCGAGGCACATAGCGAGTTGATTACTCTTGTAGATAAGGGCTTCGGGCGCTGCGGCGGTAATCCGAGTCATGGCGTTACGGGCAGGCTGGCGTTGAAAGCGGCGCGGGCAGCGGCAATACCCTCATCCGGCGTGGCTACAGCATACTGCGCCATGTAAGATTTCGCGGCCATATTCATGACCATGTCCACGTAGCCCTCGTCCGTGGTGATCTCGGTGGTGGGCTGGACGTAGTCCGCGACGGTTGTGACGGTGTACTCAGTCATCGGTCGGCTCCTTAGCTTGAGTGGCTTCTTCCAGCTTGGCGAGAAGCGTTGCGGCATCTTTCACG